GAATGTACTTCCATTCCCCGTTATCAATACCAGTAACGGTAATATCAAACTCCTCGGGAACGACATTACAGGGGCAATCCAAATAACAGCCGGGACAATTTTCTTCGACGCGACTTTTAGTCGCACGGATAATTTTGAATCGAATTTGATTTTCTGACGACTCGTCATGACTAAATCCATAGTTCGCACCGTCAAAAGTTGTGTACTCTGTTGTCAGTCCAAATCCAGATGGTTCGCAGTTCCAATAACCTGCTTCGTCTACCCATATAGGATCAACAAGAATGGTTGTATGCACAATGACATGCGATGCATCCCATTCGACGCACAGCCGTTCGTCATCGGGTTCCAATCCACGAACCCCTGTCCGTGAAGCAATGGAGGAGTCCACGCCGGAGTCCATTTTACCAATCACAAAATCATAATTCGATTCCAGCGAATGTCGCGGAAGTCCTGTGCTTCCGGTTCCATCGGGGTCTACCCATGTGCAGTCCGTATCGGCTGTCCGCGACACGGTTAGATAATGGTGGTTATTTGAATCCTCGTAATCAAAGAGTATTTTAAGAGTCGCGCCAACTTCAAGCCGGGAAAAATAAAACCTAAGACTACCTTTTTTGTCCGTCGTTGCCATCGGACGGTTTGACATGAGTGTGCCGGAAGTCGTTGTGTTGTAATAGCCATAATCGCCTGATGCAAACGCTCCGTCTGTGTTATCCCAAAGCGAGCTAACAGTCGAGCCTTGTGCGTTATCTGACAACCGAATACAGCCGGTATCGCAGCATTCGCAACCTGGCGAAAAGCGATTTACGGCCATTACACGCAGTCCTCCATATCGACCACGTATCGTTGGCTTAGGCTATCTAGCTTGGCAGTAATAAATGCACCAGCGGTCACGGCACTCCCGGCAATGTTTACTACCTCCACCGTGTCACCACTATCGGTGAGCGTGCCGTTCTTGTCGACATAATACAGACTCATCGTTCCGCTTCCTGCTGCCGAGCCACTGCGAGCGGTGATGCTACCACTAGCCTTACCAATGATGGTCTGCACCTTATCGGTGATTACCCAGAGGCCGCTTTGAAAGTTACGGCTTATTGTGACGAGAGAACGAATTGGTATACAAACGAGGTTTGGGTTGTAGACAAGAACTTGTGATGCGGAACGCTTTTCCAGTTTTTGTGTCCAGTCGGGTGCGTCTACTGTACCTTCGTTCGTGCGTTTAAAGTCCCAAATGGATGCCAGGCCACTTCCAAACTTGTTTAATAATGTCACGCTGTCAGTTTGCACGCTGGGTGACGTTGTTGTGCGGGCAGAAATTTTTTCGTCGGTTACCGCATAAGCAAAATCCTCACGCATCCCGGTTCGATGTTTTTTCGCCAACGACGATTTAATGCTTTTGAGTTGGCCTTTTAGTTCCCTATGATCCGCTGCGAGTTGCTGAATCGCGCGCGTGCCAAGCGTATACTTCGCCATATCCCCACCATTTTATAACTGCGTACTCTGAATTAAAATTGGCTCAGTCGGAGAAGAGAAGTTTGTTATCGTCGTGTTCGCTGGAAAATAACTTAAACTCGATCCGGCTTTCCAATTTAACGTCGTGATTGTTCTGTCATTACCCGCTAAAGAAGTCAGCATGCCGCCGTTTAGGTTTAGCGTAGTAATCGTTCCACTACTATCGAGGTTGATATTACCAGATTCGACGTGCGCCGTTGTCAACGCTGCGGCACGCTCCATCGTGTACGAACCACGATACTGATTAAGCGTGGTCACATCGGTATAACTTGTAACACTGCCGCCGTAGTTATTGATAGTCGTTATCGAACCGGACTCATTAATCAGGACGGTTCCCGCTGTGATGTTGAGCGTAGACGCAGAGCATGTGTCACCGGGGTAGCCGATTTGAACTAAGCCACCATTTACCTCGACATTGGTTAAACCGGTGCCTTTCAGATAAACCCCATATGCTCCACGACGGTTGCTACCAGTGTTATTTATCACCGGAGCAATCGTGCCGCTTCCAAGATCAAAGTACGCATACGAGCCTGACCCGGCGTAAGTAAAGGAGCTACATGTGACTTGCAGATAACCTGCGGTAGTGCTGCCGACATTGCCAGTGTAGCCGGGATCAAATGTCACGCTGTTTAACCCAATAGCACTCTGATCCAACCCAGCTTTAACGCTACCGACATACTCAGCTGTAAAGTAAACGTCGTCACTTGTTGTCGGAACAGCTCCACCTGACCAGTTGCTTGTTGTACTCCACGAGCCATCACCGGATGACGTTCCAATCCAAATTACTTTCGCCATTGTTATTCTTCTTTCATTATTGAAGCATATTTATGATGGGTTGTTCTACGTGGAACTTTAGGGGTGACCAGTTGAGTTCCGGGTAAACAGCATAGGTAAGGTAAATACTGTAATTATTTGCGAGTTCAGTCGGCTGCCCCATGCCGTCCAATTTGATTGGGTCTTGTACCGGAAGGCCGGACATGTCTTTGGCGACCTCTAGCCACTGCGAGTTTTCGTCTCTTGACGCAATCGGGTTACCCAAGTCGTCGTAACTTTTTCCATACAAATCTTCGTTCACATTACGATAACCCTGATCGAGCAAATGAATTCGCCACGTGAACAACGGATCATATTCGATTTCATAATTAACACGCCAATACGGGTCACCAGCGTTGTATTCTTTCCTTCCAGATATTCCCTGGAGCTTGGCTGTGAACGGTTCTAGCGTTGCTCTAAAGTCATTAATATCAATCTTTACAGGCTTTAAATTAACCGTATCGATGTATTTCATCATCTTGGTCGGATATTCTTCGTGCAGCCTCGTAATCACGATCTTCATCCGACTGTATTCTATTTCCGGCGGCGGGTCGAAAGGCACATAAGCACTGTTGGTAAGAGGAATCCCATTTCCGATATGATGCAAAAAGTTAACCGACTTCGTTGCGTTAGGAACAGTTTGAGGAATACCGCCTCCATTAGGTGGTATCCACCCGGCAGCCGCGCCTGTGATCATATTTAACGCCGGTGCGCCACCTTGCTGACGCTTTACTTCTAACTTACCTATGTATGCTCCCAGTTCCGGGGCGCGACTAACACGAAAGCTGCTGACATCTATAGTTGCTCCGATTTCTTTCCAGTCTTCGGTCGGTATATCATCAGCAGTCTGGCCTTTACCTTTTTCTTCCGAACCACTACCTAGATCGTTTGCGACTTTGACCGTGACTTCCCAAAAGCCCGGCGACTTTTGTTTCGCTGTCTTACTCATCACAAAGGCATTGTTCACCTCGTCATCGAGTAAATCGTATCTGTCACCTATAGTAGGTAGTTCGTCAAGCGACAGAATGCAATCGGCTCCTAATTCGAGATCATCCGTTCTGACTGTGTAGCCAACGGTGTAGCTAGCTTTACCATCGATATTGATGGAGCCTTGCCACGTATTTGATTTTGTTTGTACTTGTGTTGCCATTATGGTAATGCCGGTACGTTTCCAGGGGGTGCTTCTATTTTGTCTCGAATATCAGCAAGAATGTCGTTTGCTGTTTCCATTGCTTGGTTAAGTGCGTCTAAGTATTCTGTCTGCCGCCGTTGTTCACGTTCCGCTGCCATGCGGCCAGATGCTTCAGCCATCGTCCCGAGCTTTAACGCCCCGGCCTGCTTCATCGAGTCCATGACCTTTTTGCTTTCAAGCAGCGTCTTGAGTGCTGACGCAACGCCCCGATTCCAGATCAGTTGTGCTTGCTGGGCAGTTAAACCGAGTTCTTCGTATTTGGCTTTGATTAACGCAAGTTCCTGAAGCGTGTCGGTAAACACTTCCTCTGGAGTGCGAAGACTGCTTAACCACTGTTGGGCTTTTTGAGCGAGAGCCTCAAGCGAGCGAGCGTCTTCTAGAAGGTCTTCGAAATCACCGCCTTCGTTCGTGGTATCATTTAAATTTTGCAGTGCTTCTTCTAATTCTTGAATTTCTGACACAGCCAAACCTACGGCAACTAAGATAGCCGTCATTTTTGCTACCAATGCTGCAAACTGAATCCAGTTTTGACTTGCCGCTGCCACGGTTTTCCCCATGGCTTCCGTCATGATAATTAACACCTTCATTGCCCGCCCTGTAATGAAAGACAGAGCAACCCACGCTTTTTGTGCAGCGTAAAATCCCCACCATTTTACGGTGCAAAACGCTAACGCAATAGCAAGATTTCTAATTAACGGCCACCACTTTCTAAACAGGGTTATGATTTGCCGAGTTAAATCTATAATGGCTTGAAATGCTGGCACAATATCTTGCAGGATAGTCATTTTGAGGCCATTCCACGCAGCGTCCAGCCGTGTCAGAGCGTCAATATAGTTTTCCCATTGTTCTGCATCAATAACTCCATGAAGCTCAGAAAACTCGTCCATAAATCCTTGGACATCTTGTCCTAACAGGTTCATCAACGGAATCATATTTTCCATTCGGCCACCAGCGATTAAGGCAATGATACCCATACGCTCGGCTTGATTTTCTACACCGTTGATCGCGTCCTGCAAAATTAAAAACGCCTCAATCGGAGTTTTGTTTGCAAGGTCTTCTAGCGTCAGACCTAGTGTTTTCAACGCAAGTCTTGTAGTCGCACTTCCCTGCCCGAGGTTAAGCATTAATCTTCCCATTGTTGAGAAAAATCGCTGTTCATCGCCACCGGCTAGTGCCGACGCAAATGTTAACTGAGCAACTTGATTTACATCCGCTCCCAACGCCCTGGCACGCTTTGCTAAATCGTCGATGCGCTGTGCGGTTTCTTCGAGCATGGATGCTACTTTTTTGAAACCGACGAATGCTGCGGCAGCAGCAGCAGCAGCCTTTGCCATTGTCTTTAACTGCTTATCGGTCATGCCAAGCTTTTGGCCGAGTTGAGATAGCATGCCGTTAGCACGCTTCATGCCGGATTGAAATGGCTTCGTATTTGCAGCAACTGTAGCAACCAGTGAACCGAGATTAGCAGCAGCCATTATCCGTAACGCCTTTCGATTTCCCGTTGGATTTCACCAATTGGTTGCGGTGGAACGAACTTCGGTTTCGCCCCCCGGAGCTTAGGAACAAACGCATCAGGTTCTAATGCCTTGCTCCTATCGCTTACAAACATGTTTGCTACGATTGAACACAGCAGTGAAGTCTGCAACCACTCTTCACCCCATGGTTCTGTGTAGTAATAAGCGATCCATTCGTCCATTTGCTCGGGAGATATCTCTTCGAGCATCTGATCAACATCAAGTCTTCCTGCCATGCGACACAGCCGGTAAGCCATTAGTCTCCGTGGATCGCTTTTGAGTTTCCCACTAATTCATCAATCTCATCCGCTTGGAATCCTACGTGTTCCATCGCCGCATCAAATAGCTTTGCAGTGATCGCTCCGTCAAGTTCCGCAAGTGCTGAGATATCTGCATCAGTCAGAATTCGATTGCCATCCTGGTCAACGAGTGTTCTTATTAACAACCGTCGCCGGGCATCGTCCCGAATAACACCTTTCTTAGAAAGAATGCTCTTTTCGAAACGCGACTTTTCGCCTTCTGTCAAACTTTGAAGTCTGAATGTTGTGTCACCAAGAACTACCTCCGTAAATCGTTTGCCTGAGCAACCGAGAAGCTGTTCTCGTGTTCCAAAATTATTCTTCGACTTCGTCTTCGTATTCCCCGTCGTCATCTATCGATTCCTCCACAATCATGACATTCGGTGGTTGCCGTACTTCACTGACACCACCTGAAATTTCCCGTTCCACTTCGCTTCGCACCATCGCCATCACAGACTCAGGGTAGTTGCGTACCATGTGTATTTCATTTCCGATACCTGCCCCGCAGTAACCGGCTTGTATGCCGTTAATGCGAATCATTTTGATATCTGGAAATGTTGGCACAGACTCTCCATGAACTTCCGTTCTATGAGGATGATGATCAAACGTAATTAACATCTGTTTTCCCCGTTGTTTAATTAGGAACCAGCACTAAATGTTGGGTCAGTTAAACCGTCCCATTTAAAGGTGGCTTCAGCCATCGTTAGCGAACCTTGCTCTAGATCGCCATATTTAATTCGTGTGCAAAACGCTGTGCCAGATAAGGTTCCGGCAGTCGTTTCTGAGCCTTGCTTCGGCATAGTAATTGTCAATGTTCCAGCTCCAGCTAAAATGTCTGCTGGTGTGCTTGAAAAATACATGGTCACATCAATTTCGCCAGGATCAACCACACGATCAGGAACGAATTCCTTGTAAGCACTGTGATTATCACCAGTGGTTACATTTAACGGTGTTGATTCCAATGCTTCTCTGCTTTGGTCACCGATTGAAATAGATTGGACAGTACCGGCAAGTCCGGTAAATGAAATTGATGCGGTATTCCCGGTATCAGCCATTGTTAAAACTCCTAGCTAGGAATGGTTTCTGAGGTGACCATATCGAAATCGAGTGTGACGACATACCTTCCGGCATCCGATCCGTCGACCGGAATGTCATACTCCTTCGTGCGGTCTGTTAATAAAATCGATTTAACATAGTCCGATCCAACACTGCCTCTAAAACAGTCGAGTGCTAGTCGAACCTTTTCTGCTAAGTTGTTCGCCCCGATTCTTGTTGAATCGAAACAACCCACTACTACAGTCCCTGTTACCGTTCCTTCAACACCAGCTAACCCGTGTTCGTGGATACTCGTCGATTCCACGTAGGCTATTGCCGGTAATGTATCGTTTTGTACAAGTGCGTCAGGTCTAATGCGATCACCGACTAAGTCTGTAACCGATGACTCACTTGCAAGTTTGGTTCTTAGGATGATTCCACAATCAGCCATTACGGTGAACCTCCAACATTTAATACGTTATTCTTTGCGGCATTCTTTGCAACAACTGAAGCCAGCTTCTTCTTTACATCCTGCTCAATCATCTTTGCCACTTTCGGCATTGTTTTCTTCCAGGTCTTTTTGAAATACTCATCAGCCTTGACTCGTTCGGTCGTCCTACGACCCCAATACACCGCTTTATGACCAAGTGCTAACAGGTGAGCATGATTACCCTGCTTTTGTTGGTCGTGTCCGATACTAACGCCGATGATTCCTTTGCGAGCCGGGTTGTTTCGCCATTTTGAACTTGGCTTGCGAGCGGTTGATTTTTTCAGATGGTCTAGACCTCGGCCTCCACGCGCTCTGGCAGACTCGCTACTTAGTTTGAGCGTCGTACCAGTAAGCTTTGACCTAGGCGTTGCTTTTCTAATTTCACCTGCAACCTTCACACCAGCTTTGCTAATGACCTTGCGAAGGACTTGTCGCTGCAACGTACCCGGCAACGTATCCAAAGCTTGCTGTAGGTTTCGCCCATTAGACGTTACAAATTTGCCGGGACGAAAATGCGCCCCCATCGACAACTGTTTCTTCATCGCCATTAATCATTCTCCCGGCAATACAGCCAAATCATGTTGTTCTCAAACTCACGCTTTTGAACGGTCATGATATTAAGAGTTCGACTACGGCCTGCTTCGTCGTATCGCACACGCATCGTGCTATCGGGGTATTCACCTTCACGAGGCAAACGGATCATTACAATCGCATCCACCGTGGAATCCATTTGATCACCACGAGCTTTTTCACGCCCACCCGCATCACGAATCTTTGCGTTGCATTCACGAACCGTTGACCACGACGTTGTTTGCTGTCCAGCAGCATCAACACTGGTTGACCGCTTTTCGATAATGATTCGATTCCGCAGACGCAGGCTCACGGGTATTGCCCCCACTTGAGGCAGCTGATAAGAGCTTCGTACCCCATGATGATTTCACGTGGGATAAACATGCTAACGGTTGTCGCCGCAGGATTATCGAACCAACTGCGTATTAGCAGTAGCATTGCTTGCCGGGCTGTTTCCGGCACGTCTGTGCTGCTCGTACCGTAGCCGCAAACGTACGTTACTTTCACATCGTTTATGTAACCACGATTATCAGGCCAGTCGGCATCGTAACCAAGAATAACCCGACCTGGTGTATTGTCAGAATCCACGCTGTATTTACTCGAATCGAGCGTGGTGACGACTCCCGCCGTGGTTGTATAGGTTACGCTGGTAACGCTTGATACCGGAGCTGTGAGAAGCTCTACAGCACTTCCAGCAGGAAAGCCGTCCATCGACAAAACCCGAGTTTGGTTTATTAATGCACGGCGTGTATCTTTTTCTACCTTGAGCCTAGCAGCCTTAATCAGACTCCTAAGTTTTTCGTCAAAGTAGTTATCATCTAAATCGCAATGAAACCTAGCTTCCTCAACGGAAATAGGTTCAATCGCCGGTTGTACGCTTACGTACTGCCGTTTTTTTGCTATTGCCATTCTTAGTAGCCTTTTTAGTGCGCCGCTTCGCAGGTTTCTTTTCTACGACGGCAAACCCACGGGCGAGTAATATCTCGCCCATGGGGTCTGCAACGTCATAGGTTTCGCCTGCTCGGTAGGCACGCCAGTCTTTATTAAAAAGAAGACGCATAATTAACCCCCACGTTAATACCGAACTAGCTTGCTGCTGTGAACAGCCCGACAACTGCCCCGGCATTACTGCCATCGCCAGCGTCGTGAACATTGATGTCGTAGCGGACGGTTGACCGTACAGCCATAACATCTTCGTCAAAGTATCGGCTATCGCTCATTGCGATATCGACACCTTGGCGGTCACCAATAATTACACCCTGACTAAAGTTGCCAAACAGAGCAGCCGCTTTATCAGCAGCGTCGGCAGGCATTTGGTCAGAGACGTAAACTGGATAGCCGAATAGCTGTGGACGAACGCCACCTTCCAGATTACTTACAGTGTTACCACCAGCAGCGTAAATCAACTTCTGGATGTAAGATGCCCACATTGAGCGGCCTACGATCCAAGAGAGATTGTTAGCAAACTTGTCTGGCACAAGCCCGACGAGCTGGTTGAGGTCGGCTAAAGCAACATTAGCAAACGACGTGTTGCCGCTCGACAAAGTTACTTTACCTGCTGCACCAAGAGCTGAAATCACACCAGTTTCTGAACCGTAAGTACCGGTTCCGTCACCATTAATGAATTCATTGTCCTGCTGAACAGCCAATGCGTTTCCAACATCGCTGGCGAGGTTGTCTACAACACTGATAACTGAGTCTGCCAAGAGTTCCATCGAGATTTTACTCAACGTAGCTCGTTTAACAGCAGTTAAGGACACAACGCCCCAAGTTCTGTCAGATGCAGTGATTGCAGTCGCTTCACCGGGATACTGAACGGTTACACCGCCGGTAGCCTTTGGAATCGTCATCGCATCTGAAGTCATCGGTACGATGTTAGATACCTGACGTGCTACACCAGCATTCTGCAACACGTCAATGATGGCTTGCGAAAGCGGTGTGGGAGTCAGATAACCACCAGCACTATCTGTGCCTTCCGTGGCAGTACCAAGAATTTGCTGACCGTAGTCGTTGCAAATTCGTTTTGCTTCGTCATCGCCTAGGAACGAAGCCTTTAGCCATTGACCGGCAAAGTATGCTTCCTTCTCATCCTTAAAAGCATTTAGCTTTACGTAGGATTTAGGAATGGCGAAGCTTTTTGCTGCCTGAACAGGCTGGGAAGCTTCAGAACGAGCTAAGGCAATTCGTTGCTTTTCAGCTTCTAGTCTTTCCAGACGGGCAACTTGTGATCGAAGACCTTCATCTTCGTCACCGATTTGGTTTAACACAGAATCGATTTCTGCATTCTCTTCGGCTGAGAGTTCCCGATCTTCTGCTTTAGCCAGGTTCACAATTGCTTCAGCCTGGTCTTGCAGATCGACAATCTCATCCTTGATGTCGTTGAGAGATTTCATGTGAAATATCCTCTAAGAAAAAAACAATATGTTGGTACGCAAAAACGGCACACCAACGTAACTATGAAAGTTCCGTTCGTAGTGCCGCTTTCGAGTTGCACTTCACAATTTCGGAGTAGTCTGTGAAGACTACATGTATTTGACGATAAGCCTTATTTATTGCAACAACGCGAAAGTTTTATTTTCTGTTCTGCAATACTGCGATTAACAGGTGCTTGCTTATCTTCCTTCGGAGCCTGATCTATAAACGCAACTTCTCCTGCTGAAATCCATTCTGGTGCGTTCACGTAGTTGAATGCTTTGATGCATGCTACCGGAGCTTCACTAGGCTCAATAACTGAATCCGCAAATCCAAAACTTATTGCCTCAGCGGCACTCAACCACGTCTCTTCGTCCATCATGTCACCGAGCATATCTCTGTCGATTCCAGTACGGCCTTCGTAGACTGTCAGGATTGTCTCACGAACCTTATCAAGCACATCCGCAGTATCACGCAAGTCTTTGCTCTCTCCGGTCGCTTGTGGAGTCCACGGGTTGTGTATCATCATCAATGAGTTAGAAGCCATTAACACTTCGTCACCGGCCATGGCAATGACACTAGCAATGCTGGCAGCTAGAGCGTCAACAACGACAGTTATCTTGCTCCCGGTGCGTTTCTTGTAATCTTCAAGTAGAGAAAAAATAGCCTGCCCATCAAAGACATCGCCACCACCGGAATTTATTCTCAATTCGATATCGCCTTGAGCATCCTCTAACGCCAAACGCATGTATTCAGCATCAACGTCATACCCGATAGTTCCATAAACATAAATTCGTGACATTACTTGCTCCCAATGATCGAATCAATAAGTTGTTGTTTTCGCTTGTCCCATTGTGATAACTCATCCGAAATAGCACTTTCGAAGTTCTCAAATGTCGCCGTTCCAGCGACTTCAAGCAAACGCTCGCAGGATTCTTCGAGATAGTGACCGACGCTTTGGTCAAGATTATCGGCATGAAACCCCGCTGCCCGGATAGTATCCACACACGGGTTTAACGACTCAATAAATGTGGTTTGTAAATCTTTGTAGAAGTTGTCCATCCAGTTGACGAAGTTTTCATCCTTCTGGCTAGCTCTTATAACTTTGTTACTTTCGATCCGCATCATTCTCGTGACACGGTCATCAACAAGTTTTCGCAAAGCGTTTTCCAAACCGTTGTCTTCTTCCACCTCTTCAACCACTTCGTCCTCCACCTCTTCTTCCACCTCGACGTTGGACGATTTGGTGTTCGGATTCTGGTACGTATCACCACCTTCGCGACTTGGCATGTTTTCCAATTTACGCACCTCATTTGGTGATAGGAATTCCGATGAAATACCGATTTGATATGACTGATACCGAGTGATCAGGTCAGCTCGTAACAGACCTGCTGTTAGGAATTCGAAGTTGTATTGGTCACGCTGCCGCTGCCGGGCTGTTAATAGCTTGTTATCAAGCTGCTGTTCAATTTCGACGATCCAATTCATCAGCGTCATGTCCGCATAACTGCGGTTTTCTGCTTCAAGTGACGAAAACGATGTTTTAGAGCTATCTCCTAGCTTATGGGGTGGAATATTAAACCAGGAAGCTACCTCTTGACGCTGGAACTTGCGGGAATCCAGCCATTGAGCATTGTCGTTATTGATTGACATAATCTTGGCTTTCATGCCGCCTGCAAGCAACGCTGTTTTATATGCGTTGTTACTACCCGCATGCATTTCGTTCCAAGATGCCAGTAGGTTATCGGCACGCTCTTTATCAATTGTCCCGTCGGTTTCCAATACTACACTTGGACGGGCGTTGTTCTTAAAGAACCGATTACCATGCTGCTCGGTAGCTAAGCCCAAACCAATTGAGTTTCGAGCGTAGCTGATGGTGTCGTATCCCCAGTATCCGTTGTTAGTTAGGTTTTTAATGTGGATTACATCACGAAAGTTCAGTGCAACTTTCTCGCTTTTGTCTTGATACGGAAACTGTACAACGTAAATTGGTTCATTGTTGACGACTTCAAGCGTGACATTGTCCGGGGGTAACGGATACAGTCCTACCGGCGCACCACGACCATCGCGTTGAATCCATGCCACTCCATTGCCGCTTAGTAATGCGTTCTTCATCAACACTGACAAAAGTGTTTTAGGACTCATGTACGGATTTGGCGCACGCTTTAACAGTGCATAACCAGGATGCGTCGTTGCTCGAATCCTATCTTCAGGGTCGCGTTTGTCATAAAGAATTACAGGAAGCCGGGCTATATCATTGCTAATCGTGTTAACGGCCTGCCAGACCCATGCGAGAGTCATTGCTTTGTCGCTATTAACCACAATGCCGGAGTCCGAGCGACTGCCTATCATTGTTGATTTCCAGAACCAATCTGCCGGGTTGCGGAAAGTAGAATTTGTAAATAAACCTTTGATGCGGTTAATTAATTTCATTTGTTCGCTCAGAAATATATAGCCGGTTCGTTTCGTTTATTCATGTTCGCCAAGCCTCTGCCACGAGCTATAGCTAGTGCAACCGCTCCGTCGATCTTGTCCGAGGAATGTTTCTTTGAGAAGCGGATCAGGCCGTCTGCCTTTTGATCGGCTGCACAATTACTTAAGCACCACGACATAACGGGATGACCGTCGTGCCAAAGTGCTTCTTCCTCGATGTCATCGAGCAATTGTCGCGTGCCTGCCGTCATACCTGCCAATCCCTGGCTAACAGCGACAATAGGCACACCTTCGTCGGTTAGCGGATTTGCAATCATGTCTGCACCCCACGGGTCAAAGCCAATTTCACGCACATCATAAAGATCGAGAGTTCTACGAACGACATCCAACATCGGTTGGGGGTCGAGTCGCTGCCCGCCCGCTTCATGTATATGACCTTCATCTTTCCATTGCCGATAAAAGGCCATACCATTGGCTTCACGCTCTTTGATTTTAGCACTAGGTACGAAAAACCATGGCAACACCCAAGCCTTCGGGTCTTGCTCTGTTGCAGGAAACCATAGCACGTAACAGCTAAGGTCTTCGTGGCTCGCCAAGTCCAGACCACCGTAACATTCTCTCCCAGCGAGATCAGGCATATCTTCACAGCAGTAATTCCAGCACTGCATGTTGACGACCTTTTCGATTCCGGCAGTTGGAAGGTTTAATAGATACCGACGGAAAGCGTTTTGTTTAGCTGGCGAGTTCTTGGCCTCTAGGTAATGCTGTTCGATTGTTTCTTCCTGAACTGTGTAACCGAGCGAAGGCATTGCTTTACGCCACTGCTCTGGTTCACCACATTTGTCGAAATCATCCTGACATTCAGCGTCAGCCTGAGCTAAAAAACAGAACACGTTCGGATCGACAATGGTTCCATCAATCATCTTCTGTGTATATTCGTACTGTTCCCACCAGATCAGCGTTCTATCGGCAACACCGACTGTCGACACACTGAGCATCATCGCATTCGGGCGTGCGGCACTGGCATAGGCTAAAGCGTCGTAAAGCACACGACTACGTTGAGCGTGTATTTCGTCAAACAATACAAGGTTGGGGTTAATACCTTCGACACCTCTGGCACAGGCTTCCCCGGCAAGAGCCTGATAGAAACTACCGTTGCTGGGGAAGATGATTCTCTTCTTCGAATCTAATACCTTTAGCTTGCCAGCGATTGGTGGGCTTGAATTAACCATCGCGGCAGCTTCGCGGTAAATGATACCAGCCTGCTCACGGGTATGAGCCACACCGTAGATTTCCGCACGGTTGCCCTGCGTTAACAGATAAAGTACTGCCAGCCCGGCTGATATTGTGCTTTTGCCCTGCTTCTTTGCACACCACACAAATCCTTTCTTAAATCGATTTGTGCCGTCTTCGCGTTTCCACCCGAACAGAGGTTCGATAATGTCGTCCTTCTGCCAAGGCAAAAGCTTGAATGGCTTACCTGCGTGAATACCCATCGTGTGCCGCAAGTACTGCTCATAGAACGCTACCGCACCGTTCGCACCTTCTTCGTCGTAATAACATCCTTCACGGATTGCTAGTTCATCATGCTCGTTTCTAACGAACTTGAGCCAGCCTTCCCGTTTAGCTTTTGCCTTTGCCGACTTAAGTGTTTTCATTAGTTAAACCTCGACAGGAACGAATCGAAGTCATTCTTGACCTCCTCCTCGACCTGCACTCTCGCCCTGCTAGACGGCGTTAGGCCAAACTCACAAAGCCATTTACGGCAGGCTTCCATGTTCCGCTCACGCACACGATCCCATTCGTGACGGCGACTAAAGATGTTACCTTCTTTGTCCGTACAGACAGTCCAGGCTCCTTCTTTGGCTGTTACCTTAACGGCTTTACGCCAATCCGAATACGTCTGGCAATACATAGCTAATGCAGTTGTATCCACCTCCGAAAGGATGTTTAGCTTCCGTAGCATACCGGTGACGACTTTCCATTCGTGCTTCGCCATGCGATCTAAGTAGGCTGGGCATTTAGGTTCCGTCTTTGGGCTTTTTGGTTCCTTCTTCCTACGTCGCTTAGGATTCTTGTCGTAAGCTCCAGTCATTTCGTGTACCGCCGTAGGTAGCGGTTTTCTTCCCTGAACCATCATCTTCTCCTTACGTCATATCGACTACGTTGCCATCGATGTAGTTTGCGTCACTTGCGGCCTGTGATGAGTTTCTAGTTATCAACCAGACGTTTCTACTCGTTGCCTCAGTCCTAATCCACTGAAGTATGGTTTGCCGAAACCCCTGCTTAAGAGTTTGCAGGTCAGTGGCATTTCTACTCCCAAACACACAGCCACCGACCAGTTCATCCATATCAAAAACTAAATCACCTTCTGCCGCCTGTTCTTTTACCAACATTGAAAGGCTGTTGTCATGGTTACCCAGCACGACGTACCTCTGCCCTGCCCCAGCTTCCTTGTGCGTTTTCTTGCTATGGCAACTCGGGCAAAGCGACTGCCACAAATCCATTTTCCAGAACAACACCATA